CCCCTCGTCGCCTATAAATCCCCCAAAGATACCGGCAAGAACCAACACATCCGCGATGGCCTGCAACCAGTCTATTCTGCCGGAGTGGTATACCATAAACACGGCCAGACTGACGCCATCGGCGAACTCATCACCTTCCCCAAGCAACGCCACGATGACATCCTTGACTCTATGCTCATGGCCCATAAATACGCCCGTCCGCCCACAACCTCGCAAGTCCGCTACTCCGAGCGCAAATCTTCCGGCGCCGAACCTGTAAAACGTCTCTACAACTGGAAAACCGGAATCCGTATAGACGTCACAAAACACTTGACAGAGACAAAGTAATTCACTAACTTATATTGTGATATACCTTATGAGGTTAATATGTCCACCGAAGTTAAAATGTCAAAGATCAACCCAACCCTCGAAATTGTGGATAGTTGTGAAACTTGCGCTCACCCCCACAAATTCGACCGTAACAAGCGCGAAGGCGTTTGCATGAGAGACCCAAAGAATGTATGCACTATCTCCCGTTCCTCCTATTGCCGATTTCACTTAACCGACACCGCAGTAGTAAAGCAGCACCAAGACATATTACTCTCACCAGTCCGCTACTCGTAGTTGCATCACCACAGGCCGACAGTGCCTCACCTCCACTGCCGGCCTTGTATTATGAGGATGTATGGCAAAGAAAGTTAAAATCATCAATATAGGAATAGGGCAGCCGGAGGATACCGAGCGGGAATATCAGTCTGCGGAATCCACCACCAAAGCCATGAAAATCCTTGACCGATTCGGCCTCTACAAAAACGGTAGTTGGCAGGATTGGGCCGCCCGCATCGGAGAGGACGTTAGCTTCACTACCCCTGGCGGGCAATGGACTACGGAAGAACGTGAAGTATTGCAAGCTCGCGGTCAAGCCGCCCTCGAAATCAACGTCATCAACCCCCAGATAGATTTTATAAAATCACAACTTATAGCCACCGCCCCACAATTCAAGGTTATACCTCGATTAGACGATAATGTTAAAACCGCCAATGCCTTCTCCAAAATCCTGTATTACAACTGGTATCGCAGCAATGGCGACGACCAGGTAGAGTGGGCGGTAGACAACCAACTAAAAAAGGGTAAGGGGTATCTTTATGTAGAGTACGACCAATTCGGCGATGATGGCTACCCCATCGTCACCATGAAAAGCATCGACCCTCTCTCGGTCGTATGCGACCCCAACTCACATTCTCCTGACGAAGAAGATGCGGATTATAAATTCCACTTTAAAATGATTTCACGCGGCGTGGCTAAGACATTATGGCCCACTATCGCCGCCAAAATAGATTCCATCCGCGTCACCGGCCTTGACCGCCTATACAGTCGCGGCGACCGTGATAACGCCGAAAACATCCCCATTGGTGACGAATCCGACGATGACACCATCGGCAACGACAATGGGCGTCTCATGCTCATCGAACAATTGCACAAGATCCCAGTCAAATACTACATTATAACCTACAACGATGGCTCTAACACTATTGAGCGTGAACTATCCGAGAGTGAGTTCGAGGCATTCAAGAAGGAATTAGAGGCCGACCCTGTTGGCAACAAAGACATCGTCAACGCCATAACTAAATTGTCCCCAATATATAAAAATAGAGTAGAGCGTGTGGTAGTGCTTGGTGACTACCTCCTGTCTGAATCAACATTACCTACTGCAACCTACCCCATTATTCCTTTACCTTACCGTCACTGGGGGAACCCGTACACCAGTTCCTTAACCCGTGACCTAAAGGGATTGCAAGAGGAAATCAACCACCGCCGTTCACTTATGATCGCCCACTCCGCCGCAAGCGCCGGCGCCAAACTCCTAATCCCCAATGGCAGCGTTAACGACATCGACGAGTTTGAGGAGAATTGGAATCGTCCCCTCGGCGTCAATACCTATAATCCAGACCCAACCACCCAAGACAAGCCCATGCTCATCCAGCCTGTCCCCCTCTCCAACTCATTATTCATGTTGGAAGACCGCGCCAAAGCCGACGTGGAATTTCTATCCGGCAGTTTCCGCTTTTCTCATGGCGATGCCGGGGCCGCCCCTGATACCTATCGCGCTACCGTATTCCTGGACGAGAAAATGAACCGGCGTATGAGCATACTCTCCCGTGTAATATACCGCGCCGTTACTGCTGCGGGACGTATTATGATTGACTATGTACAAGCCTACTTTACCACCCCGCGAATCTTCCGGCTAATCAACCCCTATGACGCCAACGACAATAATGTCGAGACCGTCACCATCGGCGAGATTTTTGGCATGAAAGATGCCGCCAATATTAAAGACCCGTCAATAGGCCGCTATGACGTGCAAGTAATAATAGGTTCGATGGCCCCCAACAATCGTTGGGAAGAACTCAATATGTACCGAGAACTCTTTAAAGACGGGCTCATCGACGACATCGAGGTATTGAAAAAGACTGATATATTCGACCGCGATGGCCTTATGAAGCGCAAGAGCCAGATGTCCCAACTCGTGCAGCAACTCGAACAAATGCAAAATGCTGCGAAGGCTTTAAATAGAGAGTTGGAGGAAACACGCGACCAACTCGAAAATGCCAAACTCGAAGTAGAGAGCGCCCAAGCCGACAAGATGCTCGACCGTGAGAAAACCCGCTTGCAACAAAGTTACGCCGAGAAAGATTTACAGTTACAAAAAGCTATAAACCTGTACGAGGTAAAATTACACGAGGTATCCGCCAATGCCAAAAGCAATGGAAAAACAGCTAAAACGGCAAGCAGCAAAAAAGGGTCTTAAAGGCAAACGTGCCGCCGCTTATGTCTATGGCACGATGCGAAAGGCCGGTTGGAAGCCGTCGCAAGAAAAGAAGAAATAATTAATTTTAATATATAGTTACATATATAGCACCCGAAAGGACTATTATGCCAGACCAACAGCAACAAAACACCTCCGGTATGCTTACCGGAAATAACGCCGGCGACACCTTACTTACAGTCGGCACACCTCCGCAATCTCCAAACCCCGACCCCATTGGCGGTATTATCCCATCTACACAGGAATCCGCGATGGAAGAGGTTGACGACGAGATTGATGAAGGCCAACTAGAACCACAACAGAACGCGGGAGCCTTAGACTACCGCACGGAGTATGAGAAAGCCGAAAAGCGTCGTCGTGATCTACAAAGCTATCACGACAAAGTTCGCACCGACCTTGAGAATAAACTCAAGGGCTATGGCGCTATCGACGTCAACGAATACAACGACTTGAAAGTACTCAAGGCAGCCCTGGTAAACAACCCGGATTTGCTTGATGTAGTGCAAGCCCGTATCACTGGTGGCAACCATCAGGCAACCACTACGCAATTCCCAGCGCAATCCCGCCAAGTGGCTCCGCAACATAACTTGCAATTACCACCGCAACCCCTGAACTTCGATCCCTACGATCAATTTAATCTCGCCACCGAAAGTGGCCGATGGTATGCAGAAGTCCGCCGTATCGAGCAGGAAGCCCTTGCCGAGCGGTTGGCAGAAACCGTAACAACCAAATTAACCAAATCACAGCAACAACAAATACAACAAGAAGAAGCAAGACGGCAAACCCAACAAGGCCAGCAGGAACTGGACACTTTTTTACAGACCGTAGACGACCCGGCAGCCCGCGACGAATTTCTCCACTTTATCGCCGATGGCCCGGAATCAATCGGCCTCCCTAAAAAGCCGACAGTAGACGTCTTATTCTCGTTGTACCAAATGCTCAAGGCCAATGCGGCTACTGCTCAAGCCCAAGCCCAACAGAATTTGACAGCGAAGTTTGACACCAAGATAAAACAATCCCAAGCTGTACCCAATGTAAACCTTTCACGCATATCCGGCGAGGACACCAACGTGCCTTTAACCGAGGCAGATAGTTTCTTTTCTGGATTGAAAACGTACAGTAAAGGTATACAGATAATATAATATTACCGCCGTCTCCTTGCTTTGTCACTCACAAAAGTAAAGGAGATTTACAATGGCAGCAGTAATAGGATTGAAAGACACAGCAATCGACCGGTCGGCCTCCGGGGTATTATTCACCGACCGTCGAGATTTTTATATTTCCCCCCAAACATTCGCGGAACTTTACCCGGATGTGGCGCCATTCACCACCGTCCTCAACCGCCTCCCTACCAAAGGCAATCCAGCCGACCCGGAGTTCAAGATGTTTGAACACCGGTCTATGGTACACAAAATGGATTTCTTTATTGGACAGGCCATTAATTGGGACTCCGGCTCATGGGATGCCACCGAGGCTAATGTTGTGGTGGAACTAACCGCAGGCGGAAGTGATGACGTAGGCTTCCTCGTGCAAGGAGACATCGTTGAAGTTCGTGCAGGCACGTCAGGTGTCCGTAATACCGGCGATGGCTCGGCCACCAAAGACCTGTCCGTAGGCGATG